ATACATCAACAAAAAACAACACTAGAAAAAAGGAGAAACTAAAATGCGTAAGGTTGTTGACTGGGACGGGCGTGAAGTTGATTTTGATGCGGCGGTTGCTCTTATGGATGATGATATTCGTGAAGAGCTTCATGCAGAACTTAGCCCGTGTACTGAACAGCATTATGCGGACTACGGTGAAGAATTTACGATCTGAAATAATATAGCCGCCCGGCAATATTGCCGTGCGGCTATATTATTATCAGAGTACTTTAGTGTTGGCGAAATATATTTTATTGGTGTCCGGCTCGATTATGGTATCGGATATCTGCATACCACGCGCGTTGCCGCATGCTATTAGGTGTAGCACACAACCGCCGTTTCGGTATTGTACTATGTCGTTTGGTGCTAGTGATGGCGTGACCATGTACGTATATGATGCACAACGGTCTGAGCATTCTATCTGTGTACCAGTGGTGGTAATGGTTATTTTCCCTGTGCTGGGTACTCGGAGGCCACCGAAACCGGTTGGCATTAGTTTGAAACATGTGTAGTCGCCTAGGATTATTAAATATCCAGTTAGTCGCAATTGTCCGTGTTCGGCATCGTTTAATGTTGTGGATATTTTTATCGTGTTGGGCTTGGTTATCATTGTAGCGACTTCGAAGACACTACATATCTGGTTTATTGTTGTGAATTTTGGTTTAAGTGAGTCGGCTGTTATTTCTATGGTTTGTGCGATTTTTGCGGTGTGTCCGCCTATTGTGTGCGGGGTTGCGTTGCTTGCAAACGATATCCAGCCGCCCCAATTAAGATAAGATGTCGCATCATCGTTGCAGATCGAACGGGCGCATGCCCATAGATTGCCTTCGTTGTCGAATTCGCCGGCCTCGTATTCGCCGATACGTCTCGACATGAGTAGATCGGTGGCCATACAATTGTACCATTGCAGTGTCTTGGTGCGTACGTCGTAGAGGTACGCGAACATGCGTGTTGTGTATCCGAAGATTTTGTTGTTGTACGCGCTGATGCCCTGTCCCATGAAGTCGTCACCCATTGGGCGGGTGCCTATGATAGTGGTGCTGTAGTCGGTCATGTTTATTTCGTATATGTTGGGGTTGCCGCGGCATATGCAATATACTTTGTTGGTGATCGGGTCTTTGGTGATGCCGGCTATGCCGTGTAGCGGTATGGGTATGTTGACGCTGGCGTTGAAATTGTTATCGTACGCCAGTATGCCGGTATAGTCGGTTGTCCCGTCTAATGTGATGGGGGCGACCCATATAGGCGTGCTGGGGGTTGCGTCGATATATGCCATATCGTTGAAGTGACCCGCGTTGATTGTTTTGTCGGTGGTTATCGTGTTGGTGCCCATGTCAACAATTACGATTTTCGGTTGTCCGCCGTCTGCGGTGATGTTATTGCAGCCGAAATACACGATGTCACCATGTTTAAGGGTTGACTGTGCGCCGTAATCATGTGTGATGAACCGTGCTTGTATGGTCATGCCTGTGACTGTGGATATATCGCCGGTGCTTGCGTCATAGATGTTGTGTAGTAGTTTTTTTGCGTCCGTCGGGTTACTTGCGTTAAGTGCGGTTAGTGTTTGATTGGTGTTGTTGATATTATTGTCGGTGTTGTTTACCCAGTTTTGCGCTTTTTGATCGGTGTCCCAGTCGATTGCGTCGAAGCGGTTAAGTGCGTTATTCGCTTTTTCGGTTGTAACGGCCAGGTCGCTTGCGGTGGTGTCTATTTTGTTTTTTAGGGCGCTTGCTGTGTTGCTGTCGGTTACGCCCAGTGCTGTGAGATTGTTGTTTATGGTTTGTGTTGCCGCTATCGCTTGTTTGGCGCTGTTGAGTGCGGTGGTGGCGTTGCCGTTGATTGTCAATAGTGTTGCATCGATCGTGCGTATTGCGCTGTTGTATTGGTCGGTCAACGCGGCGGGGTCGCCGGTGTCGTATAGATCGAGGTTGAAATTATCGGTTGTGCTGGCCATGTCATGCCTCCTTGCGGGTGTCGGTTGCGTGGTGTATTTGTATTTGTATGTCGAGCTGGTGCAGTCGTTTGTCTATGAGTTGCATGCTGCGGTTGTATGCGTCGCGTAGGTCGGCGACCGACCCGGTGTCATATAGTGGCAGTTGTATGTATGGTGTGGCGGACATGGTGTCTCTCCTTTACTGTATGGGCGGGTAGGGGTTGCCGGTTTGCGGGTCGGTTACGCGCGGTGCCGCGTCGTCGAATATGGTGAGGTTGCCGACGGCGGCGGTTTCGTCGGTTCGGTGTTTTGCCATGTCCTCCACGGTCTTGGCGGCGACCTGGTTGACGCGTGCCCCGAACACGGCGAGTTCGCGGTACATGTTGCGCATGGCTATCTTGCTGTCTGCATAGGTGCCTTGTGTGGGATCGTAGATCACCATTTTATCGCCAATATGCTCAAGATTGTCCAGCAATGCCGCCAATGTTTTTTCCATCGCGCTGACACGAGCTTCGACGTGGTTTTCAAACGTTTGCATGTCCGCACTCAGTTTGTTGATCGCGGTTGCGAGCGTATCGAAATACGCCGTGATATGATCGTATTCGCTCGCCAGATGCTTTATTATTTCCTCTGTGCTTTTCGCGTCCCAGTAGAATGCCGGTATTACGGGCGTGTACGGCCATACGCTGTACAAGGGTAACGGGAACATGTGTGTTTTGCCTCCTAATAGTTGTTTATGGCGACAGTCCATAATGGGCTGAAACATGCGTTTATGTGCTCCAATAGTATCACGTCGATATCCACGTAATCGCCTTGGCGTATCGCCTTGACCTTGTCCATGTAGTTGCCGTTGGTCACGGTCTCATACTCCATGTCTGTGGCATTGCTTGCGTAATCCTGGCCGGTCGCGAGCTGTGTCGCGGGAAAATCCGAGAACACTGTCCGCGTCTTGTGCCACGTGTCGGCATCCGACATAAATATTCCGGGGTTTCCGGCTGCAAGCTCGTAGAGCGGTTTGAGTACGGGCATTATTTCGGCGATGAGGCGCAACAGGTGCCGCCGCCATCTGCCCGGCGGCATTACGCCTAGTTCGCGGTCATAATACCGGTTCTCGATCTTCGTGCAGCATCGTGCGTATTGTGTGTCGTCGTATGCGTCATCACGCCATGACCATTGCGGCGATGTCCAGTCAATGCCACCGGGTACGAGCAGTTCCCCCAATGTGATCGTGGTGACGGCGTGATAATCGGGTGCGGTTTCGCCCGGAACAAACGGCGATATCGTGTCAGATGTCTCCATTGTCGTTGTCCTCCAGTGCTTCGAGGTTGGTCATGTAATTATAGTTTCGGCTTATGTTGTCCTGATTCCACACCACCTCGATGGGTGCGTCCAGATATCGCGCGAAACGCGTGTTGAGTATGTCGCATGCGGCTCGTCGTTCCTCAAGCTCGGACAGTGCACGGAGGTCGGTGGGTTCGCCGTAATCGTTTATCTCATCCGCCGTCTGGCGCTCCATCTTCATCGGCAGATTTTTTATGCCTAACGCCTGGTAAAAGGCGTTCCAGGTGTTTTGTATGTCGTTCTGTATTTCCATGCCGATATATTCCACGCCGGTTTTTAGCACTTGCGCTTTCATCGTGTCGGTGAAGCCGGGCGTTGCCATAATTGCCATCTCTCCGCCTGATATTTGCTTGATGACGTTCACGCCCGCCGTTTGCTGTCCGGCGGGCACCTCCAGAATAAACGGGGTTTTCTGGTGAAACCTGTTCTGCCGGCGCGTCATGTACAGATCTTCTATTTCATGTGCGAAAAACTCAAGCGTCGGCACCAATGGCGTACGTGCCTTATTACTATATATAAAGACCCCGTTAGAGTTGTTTACGTCGAAGTGCCATCCGTTTATCCCGTAGGATACCCATTTCCTAGGCCGGTAGTACACGTTGAAGTCGGAATTGACAACGGCCTGAGTACTGAAGAACACGCCGGGCTTGCTATGCGGGTACGCGATAGTGGCATATCCGTAGTACAGCAGATTATACTCCAGAAACCATGCGTTGCACGTTTTCGGCAGATTGAGCCACCGAAAACGTGACAGCGCGATGTTGAGCATCTGCGAATATGCCATGAAATACGCCTGTGAATTGATCTGTTGCGACTGTTGCCACACCGGTGACCCTTTTTCGCCCATTGCGGCACGGGTCAACGGTTGTTTTTGTGTACGTTTGCGTCCCATATATGTGCACCTTTGCTAGTTGATATTCTCGGTGAGATAATCGCCGCCTATTTCGGTGGGGTCATTCCAGATTGTAACACCCGCCGCGAACCGGTCGCGTATCGCGTCCAGTGCGTCGTTGGGGGCGATGTCGTTGGTGAGCCACACGTCATCCGCCCGCCAATACGTGCAATGCTTGCACGGCGTGAGGTTTGGTCTGTTATAGAGCTTGTTGCTTGCTATGCCGTATCGCAACATATACATACCAGCTTGTATTAGTGCGCTTTTGGGTTGCGTGCGAACCTTGACGACATACGCCCGTTGCGCCATTTCGTCCGCCCACGGGTCACCCGTGTACGCGCCAACGGGTGCCGGCGGCTGGTTGTACATGTCACGGTACGTGTTCGTGGTGCTGTCACGTGTTGTGAGCATACTGCGTTTGGCGTTGCCGATCGTCTGGGCACGGGTCGCGTCGGCGTTTGCGTTGCCGGTGTCCGTCGTCGCGACCACGTTGGCGTTAGATGCGGCTACGCTGTTTGCGGTCATGTCCGTACTGGCCTTGTTGTTTGTATTCGTGGTGTCGGTCGCTAGTTTCTGCTGCCGGGTGGTTTGCTGTACGGCAAAAAATTCTGCATGACTCTTTACGTCACGGTTCTGTGTTCGGGCTAATTCCGCTTTGTTAAACAGTGCCGTGTTCGATGCGTCGAATATCGCTTTCTGGTTAGTGATCGCAAGTGCTGAGTTATAGCCGGACAATCCTACGTTTATGCCTGTGGTGGCAAGGGTTGACATCGCACCTATGGCAAACGGGGCAGCCGCGCCGCCTGTGGCCGCTGTGGCCGCGCCGCTCGCCGCGATGCCCACAATCGCGCTACTGGCGTTCGCCACCATAGATGACACATTCGACAGCGCATTCTGCTGAACTCCCGCGTTATACGTCGCTTGCGCAACGCTCTGATCTTCGACAGCATCGGAAAGTATCTTGGTATTGACGGTTGTCAAGTCGTCATCCATTTGTGTTTGAGTATACTTAAGCATGTCGTCAGCCGCTGTGTTGTTGAGATTTTTCACGTCGGTGCGTAGCGTGTTGCCTCGCGCGGTGTTGGCTGCTTGTGCGGTGTTGGTGCGTGCCGTGTTCGACCGCATCGTGTTATTGCTTCGGTACGTGTTGCCTCGCGCGGTGTTGGCTGCTTGCGCGGTGTTTTCATACGCGGTTATCGCGTTCTCACGGTTTTGTCTGATCGTGCGATTGTAGTTCGCTCCGCGATATGCGTCGATATTACGTCTTTGTAGCGCATACGTGGGGATATCGTACGATATGAGCGTCGCGAGCGCGTCCGCATTGGGCAGATGCCCGCTTACGGTCTCGCCTGTGAGGTTGCTCACGGCGATAGTGGTGCTGCCGTCCGCACCGTATCCATCCAGATACGCGACCTGTCGCACGAGCGGATACGCAACGGATACCAACGTTCGCACGTTGAGCCGTCCGCAATCCTCGATATTGATCGTGGTCGCCTTACCCCACGTGTCCGTGACCTCCAACACGCTATACGGCGATACGTACAGTTTGGCCACGTCGGCGACTTCAGGCGGCATATCGAAGTCCTCCGGGGTCAACGTGATGCCACTTAATGTACGCTCCGTATCTATGACGGTCATCCACGCGACACCGTTGACCATGACGGGCGCACTGGTACCGCGAGCGCACATGCCCGCGGACAACACGAAGCACGAGCCTATGCACGATGCGATATGCGGGTAGTATGCGAACAGATCATTGATGTAGTCACCGGTCACGTCGCTTGCACGTAGCGCGAACACAGTCCAGTTGTTCGGGGTGCGTCCGCGCTGTGACGCATAGGGCGTGCCGAGCGTACGGCACCCGCTCACGTCGATGCCAGCGGTGCCCCACGTCCATGATGACACGACACCATCATTCGCTCCGTAGACGGGTTCGGTGGCGGCTATGTCGGCACCGCGCGTGCGTGCCATCTCCTCCAACCTGATCGCGCCGAACGCGCACGCGAAACATATATATTTATCGCCGTCGGTCAAACCGGTGGCCTTGATATCGGTGATGCGGTTGGCCGCGCCGCCATAATTAACATCCGGCGCGAGCATGTCAACGCTGTTTTCGCGCGGGTTGTCCAATAGCTTTGCGGGTGTCATCCCGATCAACGGCGCGTGTCCCCGAGCCAGCAACAGGCCGTTTATCGTCGTCGTGTTGATGTAGTCCGTCCACATGTCGCGTTGCAATATGACGGTGGTGGTGTTGGGTGCCTCCGCCGTGACGCCCGTGATGTAATAGTGATATCTTGTCTGGCAATCCGATCGCTGTAGCGGTGATTGCAGTATATCCGACGTAAAATCCACCACGATATAGTTATATCGTTGAGCCGTCATGTACGGCACTGGTATTTTTATACCGTCCGTGTCGGCGCGGGCGATGTACATGCTGGTGTCAAGATGCACGGTCTCGCCGTCCAGTGCGTCGAACCACGCATCACGCTCGGCATCGTCGCGGAACTTAACGGCATCGTGGCCGTCGTTACGCCATTGTACGTGACATAGTTTTATCTTGGTTTTAGGTGTCCACATATTATAATCGTATGTATTGACGTACTGCTCATACACATGTACGTCAGCGCCGGGAAACGTTGTGGCGTTATCCAAGTGCGGGAATTTCATATATGCCTCTTTTTCGCAAAATAAAATCGGGGTGCCGGTGTCACCCGGTACCCCGATACTAGCATGTTACGACGCTGCGCACTATTTTACGGTAAACGTGCAAGTCGCCGTATGCGTCGTCGTCGCGCCGGTCGGGTTGACGTATGTCGCCGTACCCGTCACCGTGATGACGTCGCCTGCCGTCAGCCCGTCGCGCTGCACGTGCAAACGTGCCTGATCGTCGACAAACGTGTTGACATCGAGCGCGAACGGCGATGCGGCACCCTTAGCGCCCGCCGCGTGGGTCGCAGATACCTCGTACGTGGCGGAGTTCGGCGCGACATCGATGACGGTGCCGGTCGGTACCACCTCCGCAGTGAGCTTCGGGGTGAGCTGGAGCACGCCGCCCGCCTCGACATCACCCGTCTCCGGGGTCAGCGTGAAACCGGTCACGGTCTGAGTGACCACCTTGACGGAGGTGCCCGCGTCGGTGGTGAACAACGCGCACGGTGTGAACGGCGACACACCGTAGACGCCCCAGTGGTTCAGGTACATCGTGTTAGAAAGGGTCTGCGGATTGTAGAACTGCGTGGTGCCATAAAGACTGTCGCGCACCTGATACCAATCATTAGACACAAGCAACGCCACCGCGCCCGGAATCCCGAGACTCGGCACTTGGATAATACGATACGGCACATCGGCCTTATCCAATTGGAACACTGCCGACAAACCGTCAACATCAAGCGATGCGAGATATTCCGGCTCGATAAGCAGCACCATTTGTTGAGGGTTGGCATACGCTGGAATTTCGTTGACCTTAAGCGCGTTGTATTGTGTGCTCGGGAAACGCATACGTCCCGCCGTCGAACGAAGCGCCTTAAGCAACGTCTTGGCCGACGCTTCATCGGTCGGTGCCGCATCGAGATGAACCTTGTAGAAACCAAGATTCTGCTCGTAATGACGTATCAGTGCAAGCATGATGTTCATCTCATCGTAGTTGTCGCTGTTGCGCGGCGTTTCCATGATCTGAGCCATGAAACGATTCAAACCGAAGTCGTCCACGAACGCCTGACGAAGTTCGTCGTCAGTCCACGATATAGGGTACTGGTCGCGCCTGTTCTGTTCATAGAACCACACGGCGGCTTCCGGTCGGTGCATCTTCAGCAGCTCTTCGGCATCGTCCTTGTATCCGTGCGCCTTAATCCACTTCACTGCTATTTCCTGCACCGTCGAACCCCAATACAGGTTCTCTTTCCTGAAAACGTCAAGAGGGTTCTTGAAGGGCTCGTTCTGCGCCATCACCGTGAGGCCGATACGATTAACCATGCTCCATACACAATCATTGAGATACTGCCGATTCATGGGGTCGAACAGATATCGCATGGTGTTCGCCACCCCGGTCTGTGTTGCGCTCGGTATCCGCTGTTGATAATCGTCGGTGCCCTTCAGGCGCACCTTGTCCAATATGGTCGCATTATCCACTGCCATAACATCCTCCTAGTTATTAGAGCTTGTAATCGAGGTTTTCCAAGTCGTCCGCCGCGGCCTCGGCGATGGCCTCCGCCACGTCGTCATCCGTTTCCTTGACGGTCGCACCGTTTTCGACCATCTGCGCCACGGAATCGGCGAAATTATCATAGATGCCGTCTATGCGTTCGTTCATCGCGTCGAGCTTGTCCAGTACACGCGCGAGCATGTCGCGCAGATCGTCGAACTCGCCTACGCGGCGCGCTTCATCGGGTGTGAGGTCATCGCGCTCGGCGATGTCCCTTTCCTCGGTGGTTTCGTCATCCATTATTTTTTCCTTTCATATATGAAAAAAGTCGTACCGGCGAACGAATACCGAACCGGCACGACTTAAGATTAGCATACTTGCAACATGATTCACAACGATGAGCGGCGCGTTTTTCCCTCACGGCCATATCATTGGCGGAGTCAACCGTGGTTATCAATGATAATGTTTTATCGCCCCTCGCTATGACACCTTGCGTATGCCGTAATTATTTTACACCAAAATTTCTAAGCATTGCAATTGCGGCGTGTTGTGTTAGCACCGTGTCATAACGTAGATATCCTAATGCATAATATGATGTAAGGTTTTTGATTAAGTCTTTTGCGACACCAGCTGTAAGATAATTAAGTTTATTGTCATCCGTCGTAATTGCGAAATATGGTACATGTGTACCCCCGTCATATTTTGCGGATATGAAAACATATCCGCAACGTAAGTCAACATAAACGCCATACTCGTGACGCAACCAACGGAAGACATAAGTAAGTTTAGCATGTTTGTGCGGTTTTTCAATAAAATCAGTATCATGGCGCTTGAATTTATTTTTAGCGGTGACATCATTGTTATTTTTCATCATGCGTCCCGCGACTGTGTTTTTCGTTTTCTGCTCAGCGTATTCAGCGTCCTCGACATAATCGAATATACACGTTTTACCATCAAGCCAATGCAGACCATAATCAGGCTCCAAGGGCACATCATAATGCTCAAAATATGGGTTATATGCGTCGCACGCATTACCCAACAAAAAGATTCGCGGTTTACGTAACGTGTTATCGTCAGCACGTTCGCGCGTGACGGTATCTACAAGATTGGCTAATTGTTCATACTCGTTGCGCAAATAATGGTGATATATATCATCGGGCTCTATGATAACTTCATCCATGCAAATATTGCGTACATTAACATATGTGCTTTTCTTCTTCTGCTGCTGTAATGATAATGGGATGAAATAACCACATGTCCGCCATTTTTTATCACCATTATGACATATTTCAGCCACATTGTTACATACCCTAAAATCGTAGCCGGGAAAAATATTGTCCTTTCTTATCTTGTCAAAATATTTTGCCGCAACGTCGTTGTTTTCTTCCCGGTACCTTGTGACCTCAACAAAACAAATATTGTTTTTAATATAATCCTCCACCATGTACCGACGTACACCGTACGTTTTACCGAGACCACGTGCGCCGATTATAAGATTTACATCAGCGTTGCGCGGCAATATTTGTGTTCTGAGCCGATCATAATAATATTTCGCCATCAATACTCACAATCATAGGTTTGCCGTCCCGCATAACAAGTTCGCGGGGCGTTGTTTCCATATTCCTATTATACGTGTTTCGTATGTATGTCAGATTCTCACCGTTAGCTTGTTTGTCCGATTCGCCTAGCCATCTGCCCGCCGGGTACAACGCTATCGCTTCGGGCACGTCAACATGATATGTCGCGCCGCGATAATCGGTGACGGCACCCGTGTACCTGTCCCACGCATGCGGTCGATTACGTTGCAACGTGTGACATATCTCGTAATCCACAAGCACATCATAGCCGAGCGACATTTGTACGGTTTCGGCGAAACCGTGCCCCGCATGCATGACATCGGCTATAAAATCTTCGATGGTGTATACGCCGTCCGGTCGCGGGAGTCCGGCGCAAGTGACATGTACGCGCCCGTTTTTGTCCAAGCTAACACGTGCTTTGTTCCACAATTCAGTATGTTCGGCGTAACGCGTGCCGCCGCCGCAGTCCTCAACCTCGAACTTGCCGACGTGCTCCAACGTGCTCGCCATATCCGGCGCGGTGACATGCACACGCCGCATGGTCTTATCGATCGCGGTTTCGATGGCATGATGCAACGGTTGCAGACAATCCAGCAAATCGGCATCGCTCACGTCGCCATCGCACCGTATCTTAAGACTGTCCGTATCGCCGCCCGTGACCGTGACCCGATCGCCGAACCGCATATATACGAGCATCATGGCGATTATGAGGTGCATGCGGCTACCCGCGACTATGCGCATGCCGTACGTGTACAGCACACGTACTGTTTTCGGGCGTTTTTCCGCGAAATTCTCGGGAGTGCAGACAGTGGTTTTATCGACTTCGAGTTCACCGGTTTCCGTCACGCGATAATCAGGCTTCAGCACGTCTTGCGCCTGTGTGCCATAAATGCCGTTAAATTGCCCCTTGACGGTCGACCCGTAATAGGATCGCAAAAATTTCACACTCAGTTCGCCGGTTTTCGCGTCATGCGCGATGCCCTCCGGTATGGATTCGGGAATATCCGCCTCGTATGGCACGCCCTCGGTGTAACCCTTGATAAGGTTTTTCACGTCTGTTTTACGTGCGAACAACATGTTGGATTGCAGCGTCACGTAATCGGGCGGCACAATAGACTTGGTGGTGGCTTCGCCGTATAATGCATGCATTTCATCAAATTCGTACACTTGCGCCACGTTCCACAATTCAACTTCATTGACATGTAATATGCATTCGCCCGCCCGATACAATTTTCCGAAGGCATACGTTGGATTAACGGCGCTGTCGACGTAACCATGCGCCCTAACGCTGCTTTCCTGTGTCTTTGCACGTTCGTTATTACTGTAATCGGTATCCGCTCGCAACGTTTTCACAAACTTGGAACGTGGGCATATTGCAATCCCCCACGTGTCGAAACATGTGTTTTCGCGCAATCTGAGATTCGTAAATCGTACCGCCGCATGCAATCCCGTACGAAACGGGTCATCATAATTCGACAACACATCTTCAAGCGACGTGTTAACAATGCGTTCGCATGCGATTTGCAAGATATCCGTAGGCGCTGACGCAAATTTCACCGGCAAACGTCGCCCGTTGATGAAAGCGTGATGCATTGACGTGACATCCAAGGACATGACGTTATCCACGACAACGCCGGCAGTTTTAGCGCTCGTAAACGTCAACCCGCCCCGGAAACATGCCTTTCGCAGCGCATAGGACTTGTAGTCCTTCGGAAATTCCTGATTGCACGTCATCTCGAAAGCATGTTGCAATGTGATTTTCTTACCGCCTTGCAGCGTGACGCGCCGCCCGCCAATTTCACGACGTGCCATCTGCCGTACAAGAGACGTCTTGGTCAGTACCCGGCTCCCGAGCATGTCAGAGGACAACCAGTGATTGGCACGCAACAGCCATTGCAGATATTGCGGTATCACTTGCACATCGCGTCGTGCATAAAACAATTCATCTTCGGTCAACGGCGTTTCGGGCGTGCGTACAAGCGTATAATCCCAGTCGCCCACGGCCTTGGGGAGGCCGCACGTCTCGCCCATTGCACGCAAACCGCCCATTTCCAAGTAAAACGTATCCCAAAAGCGACACACCACGTCGCCATCAACGCATAAATCGAGCGTGTACACGCTCGTGGCGGTCTGCGCATTGACCTCAATCACGTACGACTGCGCCAATTCCAGCATGAGAGTCTGCATATCAAACATGAGGTTATAAGCCGCGATTATCGGGACATAAGCATGTGCACGCCCATAGTCAATAAGATCGTCAATGTACGTCAACGCTTCGGACGTGTACCGGTAAAACCGTACATCATCCGTATCAGGAGTGTACGACTCCAGCGGTGTACTACGCAAATCGTTGAAAATGTATAATATCGGATATGCGCGTGTTTCGGCACCTTCGCCGATATTCGTCGTTTCAGTGTCGAATATCGCCGCAATCTTAAATTTCTTGCGCTTTATCATCGTACCACATCGGGTGTGACCGCAATAAGCCAGATCGGACTGCCGCCGTCAACGTCCGTGTAATCCTCTAAATCGTCTGCATGCATTTTCATATTTTTGATGTATCCCAACACCTTTTCGTTACGTTGCATGATAGTATCAAAAAGCTCACTAAGCGAGTTCGCGCCGTAAGCCTTCATAATAATCTCCAAACGTTTCTCAGGCGGTACATCCGGGCGTTGCCATATATTTTGTGTGTACCGCCAAAAGATTTTGACTTTTTCGCGACCAAGATCACCCAGCGCCGAGGGCATCCCCTTGGATGCCATGCGCATTTCCTGGCGAAAAATGTTAAACGATCGTCGTCGTTCACCACGTTTTCCGCCCCCACCCTTCACGGTTTCAACAACCCGTACCAGTTTGCCGGCGTTCTCCATCGCCCGTGCGTATGCTTCGACCCGTAATTGTTTGTTCTGTACACGCCCGACGTATGTCTGTTTCAGGCTTGTCTCAAGCCGTTGCACGTACATCGTTCGCGCATGCCGTTCACTTTCCGGCATGCCCGGCGTGATGCTCTTGCGTATCGTGTTTATCGCACGGCGCACACGTTTGCGTTTCGCCGTCAGGATGTCGGCTTGCTTGCGGGCTCTGGGCATACATACCACCTACGATACAAAAGAGGGTGCCATAACCGGTTATGGCACCCTCATACGGTTTCAACGTTCTGTTTTTTTCGTATTTTCACTTAATTTCGAGGGATTTGAGCGAACGACCGCCGCCGAGCGCGGTTTGCTTGACGACAACGGTAAGCCCGTCCGGCGCGTTGAAGTCGGGGAACATGTCGAAAATGTCCAAGACGCTTCGATAAACGCCCTCCGACTGGCTGAAATACGTCTTACCGTCCTTTGCAAACAAATAGACGTTGGCGCATTTCTGCCCCGTCTGGGCTCGGACACCCGGCGTGACGTATGCGCCCGTGACGGTCAACGGCTTATCTCCCAACGCTGCAAGCGATGTCGCGGTGTTTCGCGCGTTGATGATGGCGCGTTTCCCGTCGAACGTGCTAACATCCATTGTGCAGATGCACCGATAGTTGTTCACGACGGCTTCCATTGCCTCGTTCGTGGTGTTGTTCGCCTGTTCAATTTCCTGTGTCATGATTGTATCCTTTTGTTACTCGTTATCGTTGTCGTTGTCGTTGTCGTTGTCGCTGTCGTTGACAGGTGTCGCGTGCTGGAAAAACTTCTCGGCGGGCATTTCGTAAACCGTTTTAGCTACCTTGATATCATCCACCAATACATTATACAAACCGACCTTCATCAACGCTTTCACGGCTTGCTCAGCAGTGCGAATATTACCATCAATAACAATATATTGATGATTGCCGTCACGATCAATATACGCGACCGTACTACTGGCGCGTGTCTTTTTGATATTCCTCATTATATTTCCTTTTTTCTTAATTTCGTCGACGTTTTACGTTGACATAAAATATATTACACAAAAAATCGGCGTGTGCAAACACGACACGCCGAATTTTTAATATATTAATGTATCAATAACGCAAAACCTGACCCGGATAGATCAAATACGGGCGACTAATCTTATTAATCTTAGCGACACGAGACCACCCAGACCCAAAAATAGACCACAAGCACTCACCAGCCCTAACGGTATGAGTACGAACGGGTGCAGTAGATACGTTATGCTTGTTCGGTCGCTTGTGCGGTCGCTTACGATCGCCAACCGCGTAAGCGTCCCACTGCCACCGGGCACCCCGAAAATAATCAAGGTCGATAGCACCGCCATAACCGGCAACACGCCCGTTGCCCGTATACTGACGCATGGCCTCACCATACACGCCATAACGCCACGGGCGCGACTGCCAACCAGTAACGGCATTAGATGCGTACTGTGCCACCCATACCCCGCAATGACGACGCACATACGGGCTAAGCTGCCGCAACGCGGAAGCCGGTATATATATAACCGGCCAAACACATGTACGTTCGTACACACGTTTCACCCAACGATCAACCCACGCACCGTTACCAAACTGGGGATTATCATCACGTTCCCAGTCCAGCGCGAGCACCGCACGGCCAACATACTTCGACACATGATCAACAAAATAATCAGCCTCACGACGAGCATCATTGCCCATTGCATAATGATAAACGCCTATGCTCTTACCGGTGGCCGTCGCACGCACAAGCTGATAATCAGCAACCTGACTGACACCATCACGCAAACACGTATTGTCAAATCCGCCGACACCCCACGTGACCCCGGCCACGACAAAATCCGCATTAAGCTTGCCCATGTCTATATTGCACTGCCAGTTGCTCACGTCAACACCACGCATATCCGCATTCGCAGACGGCGCAAACACCAACAACGACACGCAAAAACACGCAATCGCACTACGCAACACGCGACGTATCATCATCATCATCACCGTTTTCCTTCCGCAGCAAGCCTATAAGCTCTTCCGTCAACACATTATTTTTCGTCACAAGATCGTTAAAATTTCTAAACGTCGTGGCGATAAACCAAGCCATAGCACAACACGCCACAATCGGGAAACCAATACTACCGATCATGCTCACAACATCATTAATATTCATAATACCTCACAAAAAAAGCCGTGACGTATCAGACAATACGTCACGGCCTAATATATCATTAATCATATACATGTAGCCTATCCGGGAATCGAACCCGGCACACACATTTTATAAGAATGCCGCTCTAACCAACTGAGCTAATAGGCCAAACACCACTATATCACATTATCACCTTTTTTTTTCATATCAGCTGACACCGTACAACCACATGAAAACCGCATACGCCGCACCCCGTCGCAGTTCCTCACACGTCGTGGCCGGGATGAATCCATGCTTATACACAAACGAACTCCTATACTAGATAAAACTTCATATTACATAAAGCTCCGGTTATCGTTTTTCCAAACCCAACTCCCTTATAAAAGTTTCCACTAGTACAAGTCACGAAAACAAAATCACCGAAACAATATAATCTAAAAGCCGACCTAATCACTTTAACCTCCTACATCATTTTAACAACAAATACATTGTCAACAAACTCCAATCAACAATCAAACGACTCAAAACGTTTTAACAGCTCCTCACGCATAAGCACAGGCAATTCCTCCACTTCAAACTTCCTAAACTCACCACAGCGCGAACGCTCCGCGCAAACAAACCGCCACGAACGCTTCTCATAAACGAGAACAAAGTGGGTACTCATTGGGATGCCGGAATAAGCCTTCGGAAAACATTGAGAGTTTATGTCAACGCGAACGGTCAAACCTTCCATACTTTTCTTAGAGCAGTCCGCAAACTTGTTATTAAGAACTACAACTGCACGATACACATCACAGATATCAACAATACGAGTACGTGCAAGATGATTAGCGCTGTCAAGTTGCGACGATATTTCTGCATCGTGCTTGTGATTAAGAATAATATTCATTTTTTTCTGCTCCTTTTTTCTAGTGTTGTTTTTTGTTGATGTATCTAATATACCACGCGCCGAACCGCGACACGCCGAAACACGACAATTCTTTCACGCACACATTCACGTAGCACACAACACAGCACATGTCAACCAGCCCGGCGTGTCGCAGCTTGATGGGAACAATTCTCAATAGAGAGGGACTAT